TCTCCGCCGCGGCGGGAACCCTAACACGTATAATGACCGTTGTTGCCGGCTGGGATACGGCCACAAATGAACACTCCGCAACCGTCGGAACTCTGGAGGAGAACCGCGGGCAGTTTGAGCTCCGCAGATATGCCTCCGTGGCGTTAAACTCCCGCGGTACGGCTGCAAGCGTGTACGCCCGCGTGATGCAGCTTGAGGGTGTGATCGGCTGCGTTGTACGTGAAAATAAAACTAATCAGCCAAAGGTGATTGACGGCGTGACCCTAAGCCCGCATAGCGTGTATGTGTGTGTTTTAGGGGGTAATGACGGTGCTATCGCTACTGCTATGTATCGCACCGTATCAGCCGGATGTGATACAAACGGTACGACTGATTACCTGGTAGAAGATGATACAACCGGGATCAAGGAGATGATTCATTTTCAGCGGCCGACGGATGCCGATATAACGATCCGGCTTAGGTTCCCAGATGCTGCGGGCTTTTCTGCGGATGACCTGGCGGCTATCAGGCAGGCGGTTTTTAACAATTTTTATGGTGAAGACCCTACCGAGGTTGACGGATCGATCATGGCAAGACCGCTGATGGGGGATACAATTTACGCTCCACGTTTTGCTATCAGCGTGCAGAACGCCGGATATACCGATCTGCTCGACGTTGACATCGCGAAAACCGGCGGAGCCTGGTCCGATGCCCTATACGTCAAAATTGATGAAAATCCGGTGCTGAGTCTGGCCGATATTGTGATCGAATAAGGAGTCGCAAATGAGCATACCGGGATTTTTTGATGCGTCGGATTTTGATATCCTGCGGGTAATTCAAAGCCAGTACGCCGGCAGTCCGCGGCTTAAATCATTGACTGTAGCATGTTGGAGCCTTCTCAATCCTGAGAGTTCGATCGGATTGATGTATGAGCACATGATCGACCCGTGGACCGCTGACGGTGCCGGCCTGGACGTGTGGGGCCGCATTGTGGCAACCGCACGGCGAATTTATGCCGCCGGTGAGAGTGTGATCCTGGATGACTACACATATCGCAAATATATTTTCGTTAAAGCGCTTTTCAATCTGACTAATTCCAGTCTGCACAGCATTAATTTTTTCTGTGGACAGCTTATTTCCAGCGGCGTGCGGGTGCTGCATACTGATACAATGGTTTTGACGGTTCTCGTAACCGAGATTGTTGACCCGCAGGCGTTGCAGGCGTTCCTCAATCTGCGTTGGAGCCCTACAGGCGTCGGGGTGAAAATTTACTATGCGCTGGGCCCTATTTTCGGCTTCAATGGCTCCGGTCTGCATCCGTTCAATCAGGCGCCTTTTGTGAACGGCGGCCCGCAGGATCTTGATGTCTAATCTTTTATAGGAGGCTTATATGGCTACAACTGAGCCACAAAAGTGGAGCGCCGCACTGGGCGCGAGTGCTGACGTGAACGCAATCCCTGAGACTACGCCGTCCGGTTCCGGCCGGGCGTCGTTCAGCGGACTGTTCCCGCCGGTTACCCAGTTACCGCTCGATCAAGGCGGTATCGCGCCGGAGCGCGGCGATTTCAACGCCCTTTTCAAATACTTGGGCGAGTACATCTATTATGCTATGCAGGGCGGCGTGTACACGTATGTGACGACGTATGACTACACTGCGGGCAATTTCGTTCTGCATGAAGGTTCGCTCTACCTTTGCATCGCGTCAAACGGTCCGGGGTCTGCGATCAAATACCCTACCAATACGGCGTACTGGCGCCAGCTGGCGCTTACAAGCCAGCTCCCTACCGTGAACAATGGCACGCTTACGATTCAAAAAGACGGGTCGACGGTTGCGACTTTTACCGCAAACCAGGCGGGAAATACTATCGCAAATATAGCTATTAGCGAGATCGACAGTCAGTCAGTGTCAGGGGGCGGCGGCTGGGTGCGATTTAAGTCGGGGGTTCAAATTGTTTTTAGCTCCGGAGAGGTAAACACCATATGTAATTTCCCCGTTGCTTTTATTGCCGAACCGCGCATAGAAATGACAACTCCCGCCCTCGGCGGCTATGTCGGGACCGCCGGGTGGTCCGCAAGAACCACTACATATATTATTGGCGCCGTTTTTGATGCAATAAATAATCAATGGCGAAATGACGGAAATTTTGACTTTATCGCGATAGGCTTCTGGAAATAGAGGGAGTTAAAAAATGATTGAGTATTATCCAGGTTACATCTTTCACGACGGCGACGACTATCCCGAGATCGCGGCATGGTGCAACGCGAACAGCTGCTACATCAAAGAGATTACGCCGGACGGTGATGGCCGCAGATTTGAGATCGTGAAAATTCCGCAAAAGGATCTTGATACGGCAAAAGCGGAAAAAATCTGTGAGATCAACGCTGCAAAAAATAAACAGCTGGATACCGGTGGTCTGGAATATGAAGAGGATCTTTTCGCATACGACGACAAGGCCCTTCTGCGCATCTCGGGTACGATCCTGGACTGGCAGGATCAGATCTCCCGCGGCACTGTGCAACCTGAGGATATCATACAGCCGTGGATCTCAAAAGCAAACCGCGTACACCCGCTCAGTTATGATCAGCTGATTGAACTTGCAAGGCTTTTAAGGCAGGAAGTACAGAGAATTGTTTTTTACGGAACTTATCTCGAAAAGTTAGCCCAGGCTGCTACTACACTTGAGGAACTTGACGCGATCGTTTGGGATTACGGCGCGGCAAGTGCATCCGGCATTATCGACAGACTGATCGCCGGAGGTAACCAGGATGCTTGAGACAGTGGATAGCATATTACCGAAGTGTTACAACGCGATCGCTTTTGCCGGCGGGGCGGTCGGTGGTGCGGTTGCCTTTGCGGTAGGAGGCATTGATGTGGCAGTGCAGTGGCTTTTTGCCTTTGTGGCTGTGGATTATCTGCTCGGCGTGGCCGCCGCGTGTAAAACACACGTATGGTCCAGTTCAACTGGGTTTAAGGGCATTATCAAAAAGGCGGTTATCTTTTCAGTCGTATGCGTTGGCAACGGCTTAGATCAGGTGCTCGGCACCGGTGGAACTTTACGCAACGCGGCGATTGCAGCATACTGTGTAAACGAGGCCGGATCAATCCTTGAAAACCTGGGGCGGCTCGGCTATACCGGGCTAATACCGGCTAAAATAAAAAGTGCGATTAAAGCGATTAATGAGAACAGCGAGGAGGGCAAAAAGTGAAAATCTGCATAGATCCAGGCCACGGAGGATATGATCCCGGCGCAGTTAACCACAATGTGGGCGTAACTGAGAAGTCCCTTGCACTGAAAATCGCGGCACTGCTAGGCGGTGAGCTGGCCTCCCGCGGATATGATGTGTTTTTTACGCGTGAGCTTGACACTTTTATCCCGCTGGGGTTCCGAACCAAAATCGCGAATAACGAAAAGGCCGATCTGTTCATTTCAATTCACCTTAATGCGGCAGCAGATCCGGCCGCTCAGGGGATTGAGACATGGTATTATGAAGGATCCCGGGAGTCCGAACGCCTTGCGGCTATTGTGCAAAGGGAATTAAAAGACCAGTTTTTGGCAAAGAACCGAGGCATAAAATCCACCCGCGGATTTTATGTACTCAAACATACTGCAATGCCCGCGATCCTGGTGGAGACCGGATTCATCACAAACGATCATGACATTGCATATCTTGTCAATAAGGTGCATCAAAAGGAAATTGCGACGGCGATCTCAAATGCGGTTGATGAGTTTGTCGGCACGGCATAACTGTGATATGATGTAAGGGTTGTTATTTATACATCTTTAAACTCTCTTGGTAGGCCGTTTTACGCGGCCTATTTTCCGCTTAAAAAATCCGGCATAAATCACACTTTTTTAAAATTCTTGTAGAAAATATCTTGCAATTTAGTATTTTGTATCTATAATTATACTTGAAACGACGTAAAAAACGGAGAAACGGAAAACATGAAAAAAAGTGAATTTATTTCTTTACGCGCTGAGCGTATCTACAATGCGATCAATAACTCTTTTGAGTTCCCAGGAAAAGCGGAAACGCTGGACGTTTTGGCCAGAATTAAGGACCCACTGAGCCTCCTGGAGGCCATAACGAAACTAAGGTCAAACAATGCCATAATCGGCCTTGTATGCGATGATCTGCGCGATCTCGATCAAGCGGTGCTGCACATGGAATTTGATCCGGAGACCGCTCCGGCCGCTCCGGCCGCTCCGGCCGCCAAAAAGCGCCAGGTTAAATCTGTAGAATTGCCAACCGTTGCAAATTCTGCAACAGTTGAAACGGCAAAGGAAACGGCAAAGGAAACGGCAAAGGAAACGGCAAAGGAAACGGCAAAGGAAACGGCAAAGGAAACGGC